TTTCATGGTATAGTTGATTATCTTTGGGTGATTGTTGTAGCATTAGGATTTGGATTCTCACCACATAGATTGAATCATCTGTATGCTTTCCTTACATTTTGGGGAACTGCATTCACTTTCATTTACCTACGTATGTGGGTATTGAAATGGGTAAAGACTTTATAGACAAAAAAATACCCAGAAAAATTTTCTGGGTTTTATAGAATTCAGTTTTTGAATTTCGATTTACTCTTCAGCAAGACGTGCGAAGTATGAGAGAGCATCGTCATCTTCAACGATTGCTTCTTCCTTTACAGGTGTTGGTGCTGCAGCAACTGGTGTTGGTGGTGCAACAACTTCATACTCTTCATCATCTACTGTAGGTGCTACAGGTCTTTGACCTATTGCAAGAACAAGATTAAGACGACGCTCAAGATCTTCATAAGACTTGAACTGTTCCTTAGAAGTAAATGACTCTACGGAATGTTCTTGTTTGTAGACTGCTTCCAGTTCAGAATCATCTGCACTAAGAGCACTAACACTATCAAACTCACTACTGTCATAGTTCCAGTACCCTGCAACTTTTTTAATTTTCAACTTGAAGTTAGCACCTTCCCATAGATCAAAAACATTTACTGGTTCTTCATCTTGGAACTCAGGTTGCATTGCTGCAAGTATCTTGTCATGGATTTTCTTACCATACTTATACAAGAATACTTTACCTTCGTTCTCAGGGTGCTTAGGATCTTTCACGACATAGATGTTGCTGTAGTAAGAGAGTTTTCTCTTCTGTTTACGAGCAGTTTCTTTGTCTGAATCTTCACCACTGTTCCATAGTCTACGATTGATCTCACCAACTGGATCTTTCTCACCTAATGTGGTAAGAGAGTTCTCGATGTACCAACCACCAGGACCTTGGAAAGCATGTGAATATACTTTTGCCCATGGAATTGTTTCTCCCTCAGGAGCAGGAAGGAAACGGATAACTGCGTACCCATTACCAGAAGCGTCAACCTCAGGCTTCCAGAACCTTTCATCAACGTTCTTACCGCTGGAGGACTTCTCTAATTCTTTCTGTAAGAAAGAGAAATTGTTCTGGGATTTACGCTTTAGATCTGCGAATGACATAGATTACCTCGGATTATTTTAGATTTGGTTTATGTGATGCCCTATCACTTGAACATTATAACAGGCACAGGTAAGGGCGTCAACCCTGTGCCTCTGTTTGTCTTTTCATTGACTGAACTTTTTCTAACAGTTCTGAAAACATACTTTCAATACTTGTGTCAGGTGTTGCTCCTAACATTATAATCCCTTGTCTCATGGTGTCAACCACAGACTTTGCTTCGGGATCCTCGCTTAGTTTTGCACGAGCATAGAATATCTTTTGTTTTTCTATGAGAGTTTCAAGTGCTTCAAAGTATTCCATCTTCCGATCCTTATCTAATAATATAAAATTCATAGCGGATCTGAAACAGAACTGTTGAAGTTCCATCATCTCTTGAATGTCTCCACGGACGATATCTGACTTAAAGAAACTCATACTAGCATTAATTTGGCACGACTGGTTTTTTTCATGAAGTTTAATTGCTGTGCCTCGTGACGGAGTTTTTCCTTCAGAGGTTTGCTTATTAATTTATTTACACCATCTAATTCAATCTCATTGAGTTCACAGTAGTGGATAACCGAATCAATATAATTCATTTCTGGATTGTCGAATGCAATCTTCTCCACTTCCTGCGAGAATCTCGCAGCGGTCATAAATTTATCCTCTAATAATTGTTTTTTGTCCATATCGTTCTTGGTATTCGTCGATGTAACCCATCAACTTGATGAAGTATTCTTTCTTAGGTGGTAATACCTTGACTTGAGTCTCTCCATTCTCACAAGAAACGATAGTAACGATTTGTTTTACTGTCAAACCGTACAGTTCTTGTAGCATACAAGCATACGCTACTTCTTGCACAAAATAATCATGCAAATATTGTTCTCGTTTTGGTTCTGCTGCTGTTTTAAAATCAATTATAGACAGCACACCATCAAACTCAGCGATGCAATCAACTCTTCCTGCCAATTCAAGATGCCTACTATAAAGTGCTGCTTCTTGGAGGTATATATTATTTATCCTATCTAAATCTTGGATACTATGCTGAAACATTAAGACTGGAAGTGGATACTTTCCATACTTTTTTAAGTCTAACTCATTGTTTAGATAGTCTTCTACGATTGAATGATATTTTGTACCTCTGCTGGTAGATCTTGCACAAATATTATCTGCCTTCTCTTTACCAACTCTTTCTCGCCATCGAGCAATTGATTGTTTCTTCTTTGCGTTACTATTAATCACAGTAGTGACAGATGGAAACCTATCTCCTTCTGGTGTAGCATAGACACGCTTGCCTTCTACCATTGTAGCACATAATTCGATAGGGTCAAGTCCTATGTGATTAAATGTTTTCATAATCCTAAATTAAGTTTACTGATAAGATAAGACTTGACAAGACCAGACCTGACAATATCATCAATACCAAATTCAACCATCGCAAACTCTTCCATGTTCATAATAATTTTTTGAAAGTCTAAGATACCTGTACGCTCATTGTTCTTTATTAAATCTGTTTGTGCAGCATCACCACAGAATATAATCTTACTGTCTTGTCCTACACGAGTGATAATACTATCTAACTCATGGAAGTTTAAGTTCTGACACTCATCAATAATAACAATAGAATTATCTAATGTAGTTCCACGAATAAAACTTGTAGACCAGAAAGATATAGTTTCTTGTGCCTTAAGATTATCATACAACATTTCATATGCATTGTCATCAGGCATTTCAAACATTGCCTGTACCATATTCTTGTATGGTATCTGATACAATGATGACTTGTCTTCATGATCACCAGGTAGGAAACCAATCTCTCTAGTTGCTACTAAAGATCTAACAATATAAATCTTCTCGTATGGTGAGTAATCATCCAACACTTCCTTGAGTGCTTTGTATAAAGCAACAAAAGTTTTACCAGTTCCTGCTACACCATAGGCATAGATCATCTTACCTTTGTCCCATTCACCAAACATCACCTTCTGATTCTCAGTCAGTGGTTCAATCGGAAGCATGTATTCTCCACTAATAGGTTTACGACGCTTCATTTGTTTAGCAGTCATACCCTGACCTGGTGATTTAGATTTCTTTTTTACTGGCATATTAGTATCGGTATTTCTCCGTGATAGTTTTGTTGTTTACATATTTTGCTTTGGGAAGAACTTTATTCTTCATAATATCTACCCAACCAGGATGTGTCGTTGCCATTTTGTCTCGCCACTCCCCAACTTCACCAGCAGCAGCAACTCCTGCTTGCCAATCTTTATCCCAATCGGGATTGTCTTTTCTCCACTGATCATATTCTTTCATGGTCATGCGAAGTTCTTTCTTCTCTTCAGTTTTTAAATTTTTTACAGGATATGTTGGCATTAATTCCACTCCAATGCTGACGAACAAATAGGAAACTGTTCAATGAATACACGTTTAGCATCCAATGCTATGTCCATGTGTTCTTTTTGAGTTCCATGTGCACCACGTAAATCTATGTAGTGAACCCAAGAACGTACGCTTCCCGTCATATAGATCTTGGTTGGTGTTGCTAACGGGAGAACAAATCTCGCACATTCCTTCGCAACACCCTCACGTATGAGTTCATTGTATAAGTCAATTCCCTCAGCGAAATAGGCAGCGATCTCTTTCTGTAGGAATGACGTTTGTTTTTCGGGGATATCATCTATACTATTCTGTCTATTCTTTTTATCTTGCCTTCGTAAATCTGGTACAGGTATCGCTCCAAGTAAATTAGTATTTGCATAGCGTTGACTAAACTCTTGGAATGTAAATGATCTGTGTCTTAAAACCTGAGCAGCAATACCTCTAGTTGTTTCTATTTCTAGAGTCATGTGTGCCTGTTCAAATACAGACCAGTGGTTGTGCTTGATACAATACTTAAGGAGTCCTGCAACATCAGGATTTTCCTGATTCTTGGGGTTGCTCACTCTCGCTACGTAACCCATCGTCTCTTCTGCTTTGGGTGTCACGGTTATCAGTTTTACTGAATTCATTATTAAATCCTTTGTTTCTCCTTAGTTTTTTTATTTTAAGTTCATTCCTTACTTCATTAAGTTGCTTCTTCATGTAGTGTATTTCTACATCAGAGTACAACTCATGTTTTTTAAGTGCGGATTTGATTAATTTGATTTGGTCTTTGAGTCTCATATTCTTTGAACGCTTCTTGTATTCCGTGGGTAGTGTCATGATTTAGTACCCAATCAGCACAAAATTCATAGATATTTTTTCCAAAACCAAATTCTTTTAATGATAGAATAGCATCTCTTCTAAGACGCATCATCTCATCTGAATAACTAATCTGGGTATCCATCGTCATCGTCTCTCCCTTGTGAGTATGTGGAACTATGTCCGTTTGGTCTGTACGCATCTACGTCAGAGTATACTTCAGATTCTAACACATCTAATAAAGATTGCAAGCTCTTAACGATATTCTTTAACTTACCTCTATCCATATTTATATTAGCAGTAGGTATATCATACCATAAAAAAAGAGGGGTGTCTACCCCTCTGATTAAGATGTAATCTTCCAGTCTTTGACTGCGTTAAATTGGACTTTTAAATAAACCCATTTAGCGTAGTTAACACCACGATAAGTCAAGAATGCAAATGTTCTTTCGGGATCGTGCTTGACAGGATCAAATTCTGGAAGAGTTGGACGTGTCCAATCAACCTTGATCCTTAACATTGTATTACCTCATCTTAAATACAAGGTTATGCCTTGCTTGTTACTTTTAAACCACGATACATTAGTTCGTGTCTATTACGCTTTGATGCTTCTGCAAGCACTTTAGCGTTGTACTCTTCAGCGTTGTACTCAACGCCACGGTAAGTGACTTTAGTCATTTGTTTTCTCCAAAGTAGTAGGGATTGTAGCCCCGTTCCTTCAGTCGAACATTTGCGTCTCGTAAGAGATGAACGAATCCGTTCCGTGTCTGACTTACTTGCGTCCAATTGACCATGCCTTGCAATTTCTATCTGGTACTTTGGTGTAGAAGTAGTCAATAAGATACTCCTTAGCATCTTGGATGTGATTCTCATCGCTGAGTATCTCAATCCTTGCTTGGTTCCATTCGTCACATGACATTTCCCAATGAGAAGAATCATGTTCAGCGAATAGAAGTACTAGTAGTGCTAGACTATGCATTTGGATGAACGTGTTAGAATACTAACATAACTATTTAGAAATGTCAATAAGTATTAACGACTACATAATCGTATCTTAATTATATCTTAATTTCCTGACAAATAAAAATCTGTTCCTCCTGCCTTGCAGATTCTCTTCACTGTAGCGTCATAAACTGGTTCGTCTGCAAAAATTAATCCTCTTGTAAAATCAAATGCTTCTCTGTATCTGCGAAACTTAAACACATTATCATAAGTATCTGCAGACACAATAACTCCATCACTCTTCTGGTATCTCATGGTCTTCCATACATCAGGATTATCTAACCTTCTGTAGAATATAACCCACATGCCTGTTGGATATGACTTTGCTGCTTCTGCAATCATTTTTTCTTTTTACCTTTTGGTGGTTCTGGATCTGCTGGATTTTTCCACATCTTAGGGTTTACTATACCCTTTGATTGAACTATTGCTTTAACATTCTTATACTTATCATAGTAATGGTCAAAGATTTCAGATTTTTTGTGACCCATAGCGATGTCCCATCTCATCTCCTCCTTGTCACCTACTTTATAATTTATAAGGTATGCATTGTATGGTAACTTTTCATTATTATCTTTACCAAGATCACAGTTTTCCTTTAGGATGTTTACCATGTTCATTAGCTTCTATTACCCCACTCGATTGAAGGGAATGCTTCTTCCACACATGCCTTGGTTATCTTCCAACGCTTACCTATCTTTCTATCTTTCATAAGAGTCAGCACTTCTGCTTCTCCTTTATGAAGACCTTCTAGTAATTGTATGAATAGAGTTTCTCTTCTAGTCTGTGAGACACTCGCACCACCCTTGAAGAAAAGATATAGTTTACGATACTCTTGTACAAGTCTCGTATGTTCAGTTTCTTCTGGTGCATCGTTTTCTTTGTAAGGAACTGTTCCATCAGGGAGCATGGAGATCACACTCTCATCAAAGTTAGCGATCAAGACAGACCTCAACGCAGGAGTATTATATTCCTGTAGTAATTTTATTTTCTGTGCTTTAGTTTTTGCGTTGCTTACTTTTTGTAGCACTTCATTTAGTAACAATTGCATGATTAATTATAGTCCTATAGTAGTATTTATTAGTCTTCCAAATCCTCAGGATCAGTGAACCTAACAGATAATAGTTCTTCATTTAGAATGAAACCGTTATTATCATACATCTCTGGATGCATAGCATTGTGTTCTTCAATCTCCTTTGCGTATAGTTGATCATGTTTGACCTCGTTTGCTGTCCATCCTGCTAAGACCCCTATCGCTAGGAAGATAAAGGATGTAGTCACTGACATAAAGATCATCATTGTTTCAGTCATTGTTCAACTCCGAACTAATTTTTTCCTGTTGCCACCTAAGTTCAAAGTTGAAGTAGACTTTTCTTTTTAGGAGGATAAACACTTTGTTTATAAGTAACCCTTTGCGGGTAGGTTCAATGGACTTCGGTTTCGCCCTCCTTAACATGAGTTCTATACCTTTATTTATTTTAATTTCTGTCATCAACCTTTACTAGATGTCACTAATCCTTTCTTAAGAAATAGTTTGGCAACGTCAATGAGTCCACCAACATACTCGTCATCTATGATGACCACAGGAAAACCACTTAATTTCTGACCGTACTTTGATTTTAATTTAAGTTGACTATCAATTCCTAAGTCCGCCCACTTAACCTCAGTATATTCTACGTTCGCTCTCGCCATCAATTCTTTAGTTCTAGTGCACCAGATACATCCTTCATTGGTATAGATTATTATATCCATGAGTTTTATTTTTATGTATAAAAAAAGAGGGTCTCTTTTCAAGACCCTCAGTATAACATAATCTAACTTGTGTGTCAACCAATAGATGGTGCAGTTAAAGCAACCTCTGTAGACTCAGCAGATGCTAGGTCTAGTGGGAAGTTATGTGCATTTCTCTCATGCATTACTTCCATACCTAGGTTTGCTCTGTTAAGAACATCGCCCCATGTTGGGATAACTTTTCCGTTTACATCTACAACTGATTGGTTGAAGTTGAAACCGTTTAAGTTAAATGCCATTGTGCAGATACCCATGGATGTTAACCATACGCATACTACTGGGAACACTGCTAGGAAGAAGTGTAGTGATCTAGAGTTGTTGAAAGAAGCATACTGGAAGATAAGACGACCAAAGTAACCGTGTGCTGCTACTATGTTATATGTTTCTTCTTCTTGACCGAATTTGTAACCGTAGTTCTGAGACTCAACTTCTGTAGTTTCTCTGATTAGAGATGATGTAACTAAAGAACCGTGCATTGCACTAAAGAGTGATCCCCCAAACATTCCTGCTACTCCTGCCATGTGGAAAGGATGCATTAGAATGTTATGTTCTGCTTGGAACACGAACATAAAGTTAAATGTACCTGAGATACCTAAAGGCATACCGTCTGAGAAAGATCCCTGACCGAAAGGATACACTAAGAATACAGCGAATGCTGCTGAAACTGGTGCAGAGTATGCAACACAGATCCATGGTCTCATTCCTAATCTATATGATAGTTCCCACTGTCTTCCCATGTATGCTGAGATACCGATTAGGAAGTGGAAAATAACTAATTGATAAGGACCACCGTTGTACAACCACTCATCCATGGTTGCTGCTTCCCATATAGGGTAGAAGTGTAGACCTATAGCGTTTGATGATGGAACAACTGCACCAGAGATGATGTTGTTACCATATAAGAAAGAACCCGCTACTGGTTCTCTGATTCCGTCGATATCGACAGGAGGTGCTGCAATGAATGCAACTACGAAACATGCTGCTGCTGCGAGCAAACATGGGATCATGAGTACACCGAACCATCCAACATAAATTCTGTTGTCAGTTGAAGTTACCCAGTCACAGAACTGTGGCCAGCCTGCTAGTAGACCTTGCTGTCTACCTTGTTTTGAAAGAGTTGTCATTAGTAAGACGTTTTAAATAGGGCATCAGGGAAGATGCGATATTTATTTCCAGTAATCCCTCACTACTGG